TGCGCACCTGGACCGGGGTCCCACACGATCCCGCCGGCGGCCTGCGCTGGCGGCTGGCCGTGCTCACGAGCATCGAGGAGCTGGCCGGCGCGGCCGAGAGCCTCGCCACCGAGTTCGGGCCCGGCGACGTCCTCAAGGCGACCGAATCGAACATCCGCGAGTCCGGCCTGGGCGACGTGCTCGACGCGCTGCGCGGGACGCCCGGACCGCTCCACGAATGAACACGAAGGAACCCCATGCAAACCCACACGTCCTATCCCTTCGTCGGCTTCGGCACGTTCGAGCGGATGCTCGAGCAGCTCGAGCCGGGCATCGACCTCGTCTACCTCGTCGCGATCGAGGAGCCGGTCGGCGGGGGCAACGCGCACGGCGTCGGGCGCCTCGACCTGGTCGTCGAGGCCGCGGCCGTGCTCCCGGACCGGGTCCTCTATTGCCGCATCCCCCTCGGGGCGGCGTCGACCCTCAACGGCGCGCTGATGGTCGAACCCGAGCAGTTCGAGCGGATCCGCGAGCGCGGGAAGGCGGCGGTGCCGATCCTGGGCGACGTGCTGGCCGAGCGGGGCTTCAAGACCGCGCCCGCCGCCGTCGCCTTTCCCCGCGAGCTGAAGCTCATGAGCGGCTGGGCGGAGTGCCTCGAATGGGACAAGGATGCGAACGTGCTCCGCCGCGCAGAGCCCATCCTCCCGGCCGCGGCTGGAGGTCCCGATGGCGAAGCGCGGGCGTAAGCCGCTGCCGAAGACGCCGGAGGCGTGGCAGGTGTCGGTCGACCTCGCGGACGGGGCGCTGGCCTTGGACGCCTGCCGGCAATACGGGCTGGTGACCGGCGGCCCCGTGATCCACGCCGGTCGCTGCGAGCGGATGCTCCGGGAGGGCGCGAAGCGCGGCTACAAGCCGTCGCCCAACGCCTGGGAGATGTTCGTGGGCATGTGGCAGGAGCACTGCGATGACGCACGCAAAGCGCAAGACGACGCCGCCGGCGGACCGGTCGCACGTCTTGCTCGGCCATCGGGAGATCGCGCGGATCCTGAGCGCGCGGGGAATGAAGATCTCCCGGAGCGGGGTCTTTTACGCTGAGCAGCGGGCGCTCGAGAAAATGCGCGAAGCGCTGACCGACCTCGGCGTCCCGGCACTCTTGGACACGGAGGATTCACATATGGCAGCCACAGGAAAGATCCCGCCCGGCTGGCAGGCGTACCCGGTCGGCACGCGGGTGCGGATGACGTCGGCGGGCGAGGCGCAGATCCGCCCGCGGACCCAGCAATCGAAGACGGGCACCCTCGTCGGCTTCGGCCGCGACGGCCGGACGCTCGCCGTCGTGCGCGACGGCACTGTCGCCCGCATGGGGTTCTTCTACCTGCACTGGGAGCCCGTGCCCCCCGCGGAGGCGGCCAAGTGAAACCGATCAAGACCCTGCAGACGAACTTCATCTACGGCATGCCCGCGGGCCAGAAGGGCGACGACCTGCCCTGCGTGATCACGTCCGACGGCCGCACGATCAGCACGTGGGAGCTGTCCCCCGAGGAGCGCGAGCGGCTGGCGCGGGGCGGCCACCTGGAGCTGCACGTCTGGATGCGGCCGCCGCCCCCGTGCGGGCTGGTGGTGATCCCGCCGCCCCCCAAGCCGCCGCTTTCCTTCAACGTCGAAACGGTGGCCGGCGCTGCGGGGGCGGGCGCCGGGCCGCCCGCCGCGATCCTGCGCCTCGACGAGGCGCAGCGGCAGGCCCTCCTCCTCGCGCTGGCCACGCTCGCCACGTCGGACGCGAAGTGGGATCCGGCGCTCAACCAGCTCGCCCTGCAGATCGACCAGGCCTATCCCGCCGCGGACGGCACGACGCGGGCGCGGAAATACGACGACTTCCGCATCTTCCGGGCCGCCGCCGCGGCCCCGAAGGAGAATTGACGCCATGCGCGCCGCACCCGCCGCATCCCCGCCCAGAACCCAGGACGCCGCCGCCCCGCGCGGCCGTCCGCGCCACGCCGAGCCGCCGTTCTGGGTGGAGTACACGCCCGAGCGGACGCCGGCGGGAACGCCGGCGGCCGACGTCTGGACGCTCCGCGGCCCGGGCCTGGCCGGCGACCCGCTCGCCCGCCTCGCCGGCGACGCCGGTCACGTGCGGCTCACGCAACGCGCGCAGGACCTGAACCGCGGCTGGCGCATGGGGTGGGAGACGGGCTACAACGCCGGGTACATGCGGGCGCGCCGGGCGAAGGGCGAGACGATCCACGAAGGGCACGAATAACCACGAAGGAAGCGCAATGCGGATCCTCCACGAGATCCACGTCGAGGCCGGGCCGCACACGCCGGCGGCGAAATACCAGCTCGTCGACGTCGACGAGCCGCAGTTGTTTGTACGGGTCGAGCTCCGGTGCGGGCCGGGCGCCGTGATCGTCGCCTCGGTGACGCGCGACGCCTACCCGTACGTCACGATCTCGCGGCCGCTGGGGCTCAGCGGCGTCGAGCAGGTCGCCCGCCTCGTGCGCGAGTGGGCGTTCCCGCCGGCGACGTCGGGGCCGCGGGCGAACTGAAAGGGTTCAAGCCATGAAGGAAGTCACGATCGAGAAGCTCGGCAACGGCAACGTGCGGATCCGCGTCACCATGCCCAAGTCGAAAGCGCCGGTCGAGGTCGAGATCCCCGCCGCCGACGTCGAGGCGCTGGCCAGCATGTTGCAGCTCGCGGCGCGGTCGGCGTTCTTCAAGTTCACGCAGAAAGTAGGCTGAATTGATGGGTGTGCAACTGACCTTTCGTCCCCTGGAGGGCTGGCCCGGCGAGCTCACACCCGACCATGAGCGCCGGCCGAAGCCCTTCAAGACGGGCCTCGACCGGACGCTCGGCCTGCTGCGCTTCGAGCTCGGGCACCTCGGGGCGACGCTGGCGGTGGTTCAGACCGCGCACGCCGAGCGGGACATCAGCGTCACGACCGGGCGGCCGCGCCCCGACCGGCCGCCGCGGCATCCGGGCGTGATCGTCGCCGCCGACACGCGGCACGGCGCTGCGAAGTGGGTCTGCGACGACTGCGAACGGTGGAGCGACAACATCCACGCGATCACGCTCACCCTCGAACGCCTGCGCCTGGCCGATCTGTACGGCGTCACGAAGCGCGGCGAGCAGTACCGCGGCTTCAAGATGCTGCCCGGCCCGATCACCTCGGCCGCCGCGGGCATGTCGATCGAGCAGGCGGCGCGGTTCGTGGCCGAGCTGCTCTCGGCCCAGTCCGACGCGATCGTGATGATGAACCCCTACGGCTCGGCCGCGGACCTGGTCCGGTCGAAGAAGGAGTGGGAGAAGGCGCGACGCGCGGCGGCCAAGCTCCTCCACCCCGACAGGAGCCACGGGGACGCGCAGGCCGCCCGGTGGGCGAAGTTCCAGGAGGCCTGCCAACTCCTCGACGGGCTGCACAACCGATAAGGCGGTTTCCATGGCCGATTGGTGCAACAACTGCGGGCTGTGCTGCATGCACATGCGAACGCCACCGTTCTACGGTGAGGGGGATCCCAGTTGGGCCGCGCTCCCGCCCGAGCTCCGGGCGGAAATCGATCAATGGGTGCCACTCGAGCCGGGCACGTCGCCACGCCACGACTGGATGGTCGCGCATGACGGCCCGGTCAACCCGTGCATCTGGCTCGACCTGGTCACCGGCCGTTGCCGGCATTACGAGCATCGGCCCGACGTCTGCCGCGAATTCGAAGTGGGAAGCACGAGCTGCCGCGAGAGCCGCTTCCTGGTGGGACTGACCTGCAAGGGCATGCCGATCGTCGCGGACGACGCGCCTACATAACCGTCCACGGCGCCGTCGCCGATGGCCGGCCGTACCAGCGGCGCTCGAAGTTCCGGCCGCGGACGATGTAGACGCCCGCGCCCGGGAACGCCCGACGGGCAAAGCGGTGGGCGTAGTCGCGGACGCCCTCGACGTCGGGATCCGCGCACAGCGCGACGGTGCAGACGACGTGGCCGGTGGCCGGGTCAGGCGAGGCGATCAGGATCATGCGTTCCTTCCAATCGGGAGCGGAGCCTCTCGACGCGTCCGGCGAAGTGGGCGGCGATCTGCTCGGCCGACTGGAGCGGAAGATAGCGTTCCCGCACGCCCCAACGCCTCGCGCCGGTTCCTTCCGTGAAGCGCAGCTCGATCGACCCGTCGTCGGAGGGAAGGGCTTCGACGTCGGCCGCCGCCGGCAGTCGTTTGCGGACCGCGATCAAGAGCTCCTCGAGGATCATCATTCCTCCAACCAAAAAGGGCCGGACCCGCGCGCCGCGAGCCCGGCCCCTCGCATATTCCGGCCCTCCGTGACCGTTACAGCTCCCGTCCTCCGTGTGAGACTCAGGTCCGCTCGGGCCAGTGCCACGAGCCGGGGCGCATTCCCGTCGCGTCGTAGGGGGCCGACCAGGCCCGAGCGGTGAATTCGCCCGTCTTCTGCAGGCCCGCGGCCGCGCACGACTCCGTCCAGTCGTCGAGCTGGTCAAGCTGCACGTTGAGGTTGACGCTGGTGCCCCCGAAGTCGCTAACGATGATCGCCGCCCGATGGCTGCCCTGGCGGCCTCCGGCGGGAAGGATGTAATGCACGATTCGCCCGGCGGAAGTCTTGACCGCCGCACCGGGGACGGCGGGGGCGGGGGCAGAGGCGGCTGCATCGGATTCGAACGTCGACTCGTTTTCCATGGTTTCCCTTTCTTCTTGGCTGTGACTTCGTGTCCATTCGTGGACCGATTTCGGGTTACGTATCTTCCGGCCCCGCCGGCAGGTCGTCGTCGAGCGGCATGGCCTCGGCCGCGGGCGTCTGGATCACGCCGGCGGCGACGGCCCGTTGCCGGACCTCCGAGGCCATCGCATCGAGCTCCGGGTCCCCGCTGCTGGGCGGCGGCGGCTCGCCGGCCTTCCGCACGGCCTCGGCCACGGCCCGGGCGCAGGCGAAAACTTCGAGGACGGCGCCCGTCGAGAGGTGGATCCGCGTGAACGATTGCGCCGGGCGGTACGAGTGGTAGCGGTGCTCGGCGGGCTCGATCGCGATGACGTGCGCTGGGTTGACGAACGCGTCGTCGCCGAACGACCAGGGGCCGTCCCCGTCCTTGCGCGGGGTCGCAAACTTGATCATCTGGGCCATCGAATCACCGTCCCTGGGAATTGCCCGCGGGCAGGATGAACCGCGTGACGAGCCGGGCCGCGAACGCGGCGACGACGGCGTCCTCGTACCCTTCGCCCAGCGGGTGGTAGAGCGCATCCTTGAGCGCCCGCGGCAGGGCCATGTATTCGGCGTAGCAGAGCGTTTGCCGGGTCTTCTTGGCTTTCCCGCACATCGGGCAGGTTGTGGACCGAAGGCTCTGGACGAGCTGGTGCGGCGTCACGTCCGCGAGGTCGATCGTCGCGGCGGCGCCGGCGGGGAACAGCGAATTGACGGGAGTCGTCATGGCGTAAACCTCAGAGCCAGGAAACGTAGCTCGTTCCGCATGCGTCGGGCGACGCGTGCCAGTAGCGCGACTTGCGGCGGTGTCGATGCCGTCTGCCGTCGTGACGGCGCCGGCTCCAGTAGCGGACGACCGACGCCTCGCGCGGGACGAAGCGGCCGCCGAAGTGCGGGGGGATCAGGCCGAGGGGCGGCCGCGCGCGGATGATGAACTCCCGGAATGGCGCCGCGACTTGGGACCGGCGTTTTCGAATCACGGTTGCACCTTCACCCGATCCTTGATCTTGCGCCAGGCGCCGCCCGGGCCGCGGACCTCGACGCGGGCGAGGTCCGGCTCCTCGACCCCGATCTCGCGGAGGGCTTCGTTGAGCAGCTCGCGGGCCGTGCGGGCCGCCGCGAGCAGCTTGGCCGGCGGGGCGCAGCTCAGCACGATCGGCGGGACGACGACGCGGTAGACGGAGCGGTGCCTTTGCTTCACGCATCCCCCGGGCGCCAGAGGCGCGGCATCGCGGCCTGCAGTTCCTCGCCGCCGTCGTCGAACCTGGGCGAGATCGCGTCGGCCGCGTTCACAAGTGCCTCGGCTGCAGAGAAGCGCCCGGACTCGTCGAGCGCGGCGGCGGCCTTGGCATAATCCTTCAGCACGCATTCGCTGCACAGATCCTCGTAGACCCAGAAGCACCCGCCGCAACACCACCCGCCGGCACACGCCCGCGCCTCGGTACACCCGCAGGTCCTGCAACGCCGCATAACTCCCTCGCGGATCAGAAACGGCCGCCGCCGGGGCACGCGCCCCGGTTCGACGGCCGAGAACCACAACACGCGCTTCGCGCGTCGCCGGGCGGCTTCGGGTCGATCAACGGAGCGCCTCCTTTCCAACGGTTTGCCCGCGCCGCCCGGCGACGACACAGGGAAGGAGGACCGTCGCGCCGCGAACGCGGCGAGGCGGGGCACGGATCTCGTCGTCTCCAGGCCCCGGGGGGGGAAGGCCCGAATCTCCGCGTCTCCGTGTCCCCGCCTCTCCGCGTCGGCGCGGTGTCTATACCATGGCATAGAATTGGCCCGCAAGTCGCAGGATTGCGCTCAACAGGGGTAAGTGGGACCGAACCGCCGGGGGCTAAACGGGTTAGGGAAATATTTGCGTTTTTCCTATTGACTTGGTTAGATCGTGGCGGGTTCTGATCTCGCTGCCACGGGCTAGATGCGGCGCGGGATCCAAAGCGCGGACAATCGGGTTGTTGGCCAGGGATCGTGTGCGCGGCGCGTGTTCTCGGACGCCGGCCGTGCGCTGATTCCTGCACCGCAACGCGCGGCCCGCGCCATCTCAAGCGGCGGAATTTTTTGATGCTCGCTTCGAAGGATCGCCCGGTGGCCACGGAGGGCCAGCTTGGTGGCGGGGAAGAGATCCCCGACGGGGCCGGCACCTGGTGGGTCGCCGCGACGCGGCCGCGCTACGAGGCCCGGCTGGTGCGGGAGCTGGTGGCGCTGGACGCGCCGCGGGCGCTGTTCCTTCAGGAGCCGGTTCGCCGCGTCCACCATGACGCCAAGGGGCACGCGCACCGCCGCGTGGAAATGCGGCCGCTGTTTCCCCGCTACGTCTTCTTCTGCGGCGGCTCCGACCACCGCTACGCCGCGAGCCGCTCGCGCTCGACGCTGCAGGTGATCGACGTCGTCGACCAGGCCCGACTCGTCCGCGAGCTCCGCCGGCTCGACTGGGCGATCGCCACCCGCGCCGCCGAGCCGCCGGCCGCCCAGTTCCGACGCGACCAAATGGTCGAGGTCATCGACGGCGCCCTACGGGGGCTTCGCGGCATCGTCCTCGGGGCAATCGCCGGCGGCCTGCTCAAGATCGAGTGCAAGCTCCTGGGGGCGTCGCGCGAGGTCGAGATCGCGCCGGAATTAATCGAGGCCCTATGAAGCGGATCCTCGTTGCCGCCCTCTTCCTCGGGTTTTCGCACGGGGTCGCCTACGCCCACAGCGGCGGCGACCGCGCCGTGCTGACCGTCGTCGTCGCGGCCGTGGCCGCGGTGATGTGGATGCTCTCCGTAAGCGAGGGATGAACCATGCTCCGGCGCGCTTTCGAACTCGTCCTCGGGCTCGTGTTCCTGGTCGTCGCGGTCGTCGCCTGCCTGGCGTTCGCGGCCTGCATGCCGCCGGACCCGCACGTGCGGCCGTTTCTGAGCAACGAATAAGACGGGGACAGCCCCGGAGGCGCAGGGGGCACAGGGAACCATCGAAGACGGCGGGCTTTTCTCCTTTCTCCTCCGCCTTGCCTCTGTGCCCTCTGTGCCTCCGTGGTGAATCCCGCACCCGCATGGGCCGCCCGCTGATCAAGCTCGCCGTCTGCGACGGCAACCGGTGCGGCCGCAAGATCCTCTGGACGCGGCGGCCGGGCGGCAAGCGCCTGGCGCTCAACCCGCGGGCCGACTCGTTCCTGGTGACGTTCACGGGCGACGCGGATAGGCCGACGTTCCACGCGGTGACCGCGGCCGAGCTCGTGGAACGGATCGATTACATCCAGCTTAAAGACGGCCGCCGCGTCCCCGCCGAGGCGATCGTCGGGTTCCACCAGTCGCACTGGATGAGCTGCCCCAGCCGCGACTTTTTCCGCCGCCCGCATCAGTAGCGGCGGTCGTCGCGGCAAACTCGAAAGAGCGAAATTCGAAATCCGAACGCGGCGCCGTTTTGCCCCGCTTTCCGCGCTCCTTCGAGTTTCGTGCTTCGGATTTCGGATTTCCCCCCCCATGATCCTGAACGTCACCATCGATCGCGACGGCCAGATCCCCGCGCCGCAGCTCGACGCCGTCGGGAAGATCGCGGCGCTGGGGCCGGCGGTGGCGCAGGTCGCCGTGCACGGCTGGTGGAACGGCTTCGACTCCTCGGCCGACCTTTACGACCAGGTCCTCGCCGGCTGCGCGCTGCGCCGCCGCGAGCTGAGGCAGCCGGAGCCCAGCGAATTGACGGTGCTGTGCCACTGGCCCTCGATGCTGAGCGAGGACGAGCGGAGCCCGCTGAACCTTTGCGAGCCGCTGTCGTTCTGGGCGATGGAGCACCGCGCCGACCGCGTCGGCCGCGTCGGCATCTACCGGGTGATGACGCAGATCCTCGACCGCGTGCCGGGGCCGGTGCTCCTGCAGGGGATCGGCCACAGCTTCGGCTGCGAGGCGGTGATGTCGGGCTTCGCGATGCTCAGCCAGTTCCGCGCCCGCTGTGCCGGCGACCGGTGGCACGCCACGCTCCTGCAGGCGGCCTTCCCCGCCCGCAACCTGGAGCCGGGCTGGGTCTACGGCCCGCTGCGGGACCGGCTGGACGGGTGCGACCTCACGATCTCGCCGCTCGATAACGCGCTCGGCACGTTCTTCCCCCTGGCCCGCCTCGCGGAGCTGAGCAGCGGCCGCGCCGCCCTCGGTTACCTGGGGCCGACGCCGCCGGCGGTCGCCGCGTGGGAGCGAAAGCTCCGCGTCGTGAACGTCGCCGACCAGCAGCGCGGGACGAGCGGCTTCGACGGCCCCGGCGGCCACCACTCGGACCTGCTGCACCCGGTTTTCTTCGATCTGATCAACAACCCCGGGGGAATCACCACCACAGGAGTTTTGCCATGAATCATGCGCTTCACCGCCGACCGGATCGGATCCTCGATTGCGTGCTGCTTGGACTGTTGCTGGCGCTGGCCCTGGTGCTGATCGCCGGCTGCACGCCCAATGGCCAGCCCGGCGCGAGCGGCCCCACGACGCAACCGACGACCCAGCCCTCGGCCGCCGACGTCGCGGCCGGCCAGCAGACGGGCGCCGGGATCGGCGGGACGATCGGCACAATCGTTTCCATCGCCACCGGCTTCCCCGGGGCGACGCCGATCGGGGCGCTGCTCGGCGGCATGATCGGCGGGTTCGCCGCGCAGAAGCTTCCGCAGGTCACCGCGTGGTTCAAGGGCTCGACCGGCAAGCAGGTCCTCGGCGGCGTACAGCAGGTCGCCCAGGTGACCGGTGAGGTAGCGCAGTTCATCCCCGGCGGCCAGGGCAAGGCAATCCAGGAGGTGCAGGCGATCGCCGGCGCGGTGGGCAACGCGGCCGGCACGCTGGCCTCGGGCGCGTTCACCGCGTCGCTCCCCGCCGCGGCTGCCGTGCGGCCGCTGGCGCCGGTTCCCGCCGCGGCGCCGCTGCCGACCCCCCAGCCCGCGCCCGTCCCGGCGGCGAGCGTGGCGCCGGAGGACCCCGGCCGCGCGGCGGCGCCGATGGTCCGCTGATCTTGTTTTGGTTGCGGTCGACCGCGCACGCCCGGGTCACGGAGGACCCGCGCGGCGCGGATTTGAGAACGGGGAGAACGTGCCGTGGTCGACGATTGGCCCAAGCTGCTCAGTGCCGGCGGGACGTGCGGGATCCTCGCGCTGCTCGTCTGGTACCTGCTGACGCGCTTCATCCCGCAGATGCAGGACGCGAGCAAGCAGACGCTGGACAAGGTCCTCACCGAGAGCAAGGGGTCGCTGGACAAGGTCCTCGACGACAGCGCCGCCGCCCGCAAGCAGTTTGGGGAGGAATTGGACCGCGAGCGGCAAAGCCATCGCGACCAGCTCGCCAGCCTGCACCAGCAGTTCCACGAGCGCGACAAGCTGCTGATCGAGCAGCTCCAGCGGGGCAAATGATGATCACCGCCCTCCCGGAAATCTCAGCCGCGGCCGACGCGGCCCTCGCCCTGGCGGAGGTCGAGAAGCGGCAGTTGCGCGAGGCGCTGTCGCGCGAGCAACGCAATCACGCGCTGACGCGCGGGACGCTGGCCCGGACCGTCGCGCACGCCCAGATGCTCGAGGCGCAATTGGACGAGGCGGTCCGGCAGAACTTCGAGCTCCGCCGCCACCTTCCCCACGTCGGAGGCAAGCCGTGAGCGCCATCCCCGCCGCCAACGACCCCGTCGCCCAGATCGCCGTCCTCGCGCCGCAGGCCCAGGCGGAGCTGGCGGGCTGCCGGTCGCAGATTGCAACGCTGCAGGCGGCCAGGCGCCGCAAGCTGGGCGTCAACCTCGAGGCGATCAGCTACTGGTCCCGCGGGCTGGTCTTCGCGGACGCGATGCTGCAGGCCCAGAACTTCTGGCAGGGCGCGGACCCGGCCGGCAACCCGACCGTCGACCAGGGCGTGCTGGTCTTCTCGAGCTGCACGCCCTCGATGGCCGGAAGCTATTCGCTGGTCGCCAACGGGCAGCCGACCCTGCAGCTCCAGGCCAGCTTCGGCGCGATCAGCGGCCAGACGTACGATGCGAGCACCGACACGACGACGGCGACGATCGCCGTCACGGCCGAGCAGCTCGCGGCGGATCCGCAGCTCCAAATCCGGATCGGGAACGTCGGCCCGGGCCGCGTGCGGAACGCGCAGCTCTGGCGGCCGGGCGTGGCGCCCGGGTCGTGCCGGTTCTACGCGCCGTTCGTGGCGCTGCTCGCGCCGTTCGACGTCGTCCGCTTCATGCCGGCGCTGGCGATCAACGGCTCGCAGCAGCAGAAATGGTCCGACCGGGCGCTGCCGACCGACCGCAATTTCACCCTCAAGGGGATGAGCTACGAGGACTGCCTCGACCTGGCCAAGCTGGCGGGCAAGACGCCCTGGCTCAACGTGCCGGCGATGGCCGACGCGGACTACCTGGCCGAGCTGATCGCGCTCATCCAACGCAACACGACCGGCCCCGTGTTCCTCGAGTGGTCCAACGAGCTGTGGAACTGGGCGATGCCCGAGTGGCAGTTCGTGCTGCAGGCCAGCAAGCAGGACCCGCGGCTGGCGTTCGACGGGCAGACCGACCCGAACGTGCTGGCGTGGCGGTGGATGGCCCAGAAGGCCGTGGACATCGCCCAGGCAGCCTGCGCCGCGTACGGGGTCAGTGACGTCCGCAAGTGCCCGATCCGTCCCGTCTTCTGCGGGCAGTGGGGCAATCCGCAGGTGCTGCAGACGGGCGTGAACTACATCAAGGCCCGCTACGGCTCGTGCCGCAAGCTGATCCACTCGCTGGGGATCGCGCCCTACGGGACGCTGAGCCCCGCGCTGCTGAACCGCATCAACAGCGGGGACGCCACCGTCACCGAGCAGGCGATCGTGGCGGATTGGCTGGCCAACGGGATCGAAAACGCCTCGCTGGCCAACGCCGGCACCGCCGCGTTCGTCCAGCTCGCCGACGCCGAGGACCTGGGCAAGTGGGCGTACGAGTTCGGCGCCGACTGGGGCCAGGGGCAGGGGGACCTGCAGCAGAAGATCGCCGCCGCGCATGACCCGGCGATCGCCGCCGCCGTGACCGCCTACGTCGGTGACTGGTGGGCCGCCGGGGCCGACGGCGCGAACTGGTTCGCGCTCACCTGCGCCGACACGGCCTCGGGCGAATGGGGCCTGACCGACGACACGCTCAACGCCAACACGCCCAAGATGCAGGCCGCCGCGGCGGCCGCGATGGGACTCCTGAGCTGATCTCTGCTTCGCTGAATTATGCCCGCCGACCCCCTCTCCATCGCACCTGGCCTCCAGCTCGACTGGAACGCCCAGCTCGTGGCAGCCGCCCAGGGCGGCGCGCCGGGCACCGCTGTCGACTCGGGGCCCAACGGGCTGGCGGGCTCCGTGATCGGCGCGCCCGTCATGCTCAACTCCGCAATGGGGCTGGGCACGCATGGCGTGGAAATGCCGGCCGCCGCGGGCAACACCGCGCCCAACCGGATCGAGTTCGCCAACGCCGCGGGCGTCGCGCTTGCCGGCGACTGCACGCTCTACGCCGTCGTCGACGTCAACGGCTGGGGAACGGACGGCCTGGACAAGTCGATCGTCTCCAAGGACGCCAACGCCGGCAGCCCCGGGGCGATCCTCTGGCACGTTGACGCCAGCGGCAAGCTGCAGCTCGATCGACCCTACATCCAGGGCGGCAACAGCTCGCAGGCCTCGCCCATCGGCAACGGGATCCACGTGCTGTGCGTGACCGTCGCGGGCAGCGCTGTCACGCACTACGTCGACAACGTGCAGGTCGGCACCGACGCGCAGGCGCCGGGGACTGCCACCACACAGCCGCTGCGGATCGGGGCGTTCTCGAACGGGACGTTGATCCACCCGTCGGGCACCTCGCCAATCGCCCGCGTGGCCGTCTTCAATCAGGCCCACGGCTCGACCGACCGGACGAACATTTACAACCTGCTGCGGTCGGCCAACGTCTTCTCGGGCACGGTGACGACGGCGAACGTAACGCCCGATGCGCTCACCTGGTCGGTGGCGGCGGGGCCGACGCGGGGAATCAACCAGTTCGACACGACGCGCTTTCCGATCCGCCCCGACGACGCGTTCGCGACCGACACGACCGCCAGCTATTGGCCGATGGTGCTCGGCGGATCAACGACCGTGTCGATCGGCGGCGGCCAGGCCGTGTTCAGCGGCGCGGCGGCCGGCGAGCTGGCCCTCCGCGCCTCGGCGGCATCGGGCGGGGCAGTGCTGGCGCCGTATTGCTGGGCAGAGATGACCGTGTCCGGCACGACCGGGGGCTCGCAGCCGTTCGTCGGGTTCGGGATCGACGCCAACAATTACGCCTGGGCCTACTTCGACGGGACGCACGTCGGCGTGGACTCGCGAGTGGCCGGCTCGGACGCGGCCAACAGCGCCACGGTCGCGCCGGTGGCGCCGTACATCGTCCGGCTCGTCCTCTGCTATCCCGAGGTCTGGGCGTGGCTGCAGGATGCGAACGGCAACCGCCCGATCGCGTTTACGACGCTGGCGGGGACGCCCGATCTACGGAAGCTCAACGAGTTCGCAGCCGCATGGCAGCCGCTCTTTGGCTTCAACCGCACCGCCGGCGGCGGGACGGGCACCTGCACGCAGTTCCGGGCCGGTTACACCGGCGCGATCGGCTTGCGTGACTTCAAGCTCGTGGTGAACGTGGATGGGACGCCGTACGTCGACGCCGCCCGGCCGACGCTCCGCTTTTTCCTCTCGACCTGTGCCACGGGGAACGATTTCAAGACCAACCACGCTTCGATCATCTCGATCGACACGGCCAACGCGTTCGCGACGGCGGTCGAGTGCCTGCTGTTCTACGACGTCTCCGCCGCCAGCCCGACCAGCGCGACCGCGACGCGGGATACGCGAACGAGCCTGTACGGCGGGTGCGTGATCCGCGACGCCGCGGCCGGGCTGTGGCGCATCTACACCAACGGCTGGGGCTTGGGGAACGTGTCGACGGGTGTGCAGCTCTGGTACGCCCAGACGGCTCAGGACATCACCGGGGCCGCCGGCAACGCGGCCCAGCGGGTGATCGTGCTGGACGCGTGGCAGCGGGTGGTCAAGGACCTCTCGGGCAACGTGATCGCCAACGGGCTGTACGACAACGACCTCCGGTTCGACGAAACGCTCGGGCTCTGGGTCGAGGTCTGCGCGGAGGCCAACGCGCCCAGCAACTGGACCAACTACGCCGCGGACCTGTTGCGCGGCCCTGACCCGACCGCGATGGTGCGCGTCGCCCAGGACGCGGCCGTGCAGGCGGAGGGGCTCAATTGGGGCAGGATCGGCGGCAAGTGGTACGCGACGAGCGGCGGGACCGGCGGCCCGTGGTACTGGGACACCAGCCTCAATCGGCAGGGGACGCTGGCGTACAACCTGAACCTCGCCGGCGCCAACATGAGCTTCTCGGGCTTCGGCTCGCATTTTCCGATCCTGCCGATCGACGCCGCCGGCGGCAAAGCCGAATATCTGGCGATCGGCTTCGACGACAGCACCGTCGGCGGCGGCAACGCCACCAAGGGCGCGATCGTCATCCTGAGTTCGGCGCCACAGCCGACGGGCAGCGAGTTCGGGGCGCCGGAGACGGAGACGATCGCCGCGGCGGCGCAGACGCCGGTGTCGCTGTCGCTGGTCGACGGCGTGATGGTCGGCAACCTGACGATCGTGCGGGAGGACGTCTACGGGGATGCGGACGGGCGGGCGTTCCTGTTCACCGCGGCGACCGGCGCGAACTGGCCCGCGAACCTGAGCGGCTGGACGATCACGCTCACGGCGACGAAGACCGCCTTCAACGTCAACGCGGGGACGACCACGGCGACGGCGGCGGGCGTCGTAGTCACGGCGAGCGGGGCGGGGCAGGCGTTCTACGTGGCGCTGCCATCGAGCTTCACCACGGGGCTGGCGCTGGGGACGCTGCAGAGGGGCTACGCGTTCGATTGCGTGGCGACGAACGGCAGCGACCGCGTGACGCTCGCACGCGGACTCATGAGCGTGCTGGCGAACGTGATGGCCTGAGCGGCCGCGGCTGCCAGCGCGGCGGGTCAAAACGTCGCGGGTCCTCCTGGGGGGGTGCCCACCCGTGCGGGTCGGCGGCGGCCAGGATCCCAGAGATTTTCGCGTGCAAAAAACAAGCGCAACGCGCGCAACGCGCAACAAACCGGCGCAACGCGATCGGGCAGCCAAGGCCCCCGCGAAGCCGAAGACCGCCGGGCCGAACGCCATCGGATCGCTCGCGGAGCTTGCCGCCCTGGTCGAGCGCGACAAGGGCACGGTGAGCCGCTGGCTGCAGCGTCCCGATTGGCCGTTCGCCAAGCGCCCGCCGTTCGAGCGGACGCTTGTGCCCAAGATCCTCCGGTGGGTCGCCGAGTTCCTCGCCCCCGCGCGAGACCCGGACTTGCCCGCAAAGCCCGGACAGCAGCCGGCCGCCGGCGGGCGCGACGCGGCCCGCGCCCGCCACCTGCAGCTCCGCGAGCAGAAGCTCCAGGAGGAAGTGAGGCGCGTCACGGCGCAGGCCGCGACGCTCGAAACCGCCCTGGCCCGCGAGCGGGGGGAGCTGGTCGAGGCGGCGGAGGTCGAGCGCGAGTGGGCCGGGATCGGCGCGACGGTCCGCAACGCCTTCCAGGCGCTGCCCAGCCAGCTCGTGCCCCTGGCCCTGGCCCACGGCATGCCGCACGCGGCGGCACCGCTCTTCCAGGAGCAGGCGGCGGCCGCGATCGCCGCGATCCTTCGACGACTCAGCACCGATGAAGCCGAGGGCAGGGGAGCAGACGACGACGACGCCGGCGACGACGGCCAAGACGCCGCCGCTCGCGCCGACGTCGACGACGACCCGGGCGAGGGCGAAGCTCTTCCAGGCGCTCAGCCCCCGGGAACGATGGACGCCCAGCCAATGGGCGGAGCACTGCCGGATCCTCAGCCCGGATGAGAGCTCCGAGCCCGGCCCGTACAGCTTCGATCGCACGCCCTACTGGCGGTTCGTCCTCGACCTGATCGGCCGCGCCGGCGTCGAGGAGGTCGTCTGCCTCAAGGGCGCGCAGATCGGCTGGTCGGAGCTGTGCCGCAACGCGATGGGCTACTGGGTCGACCTCGACCCGGGCCCGATCCTGATCCTCGCCGCCGACCAGCAGGCGACCGACAACTTCAAGATCGAGCGCATCGAGCCGCTGATCGCCAACACGCCGGCCGTTCACCGCCACCGCACCGGCCGGGCCTGGGACGAGACGAAGTACCGGATCCGCTTCGACACCTGCTGGCTCTTCCTGACCTGGGCCGGCTCCAAATCGGGCACGAAGACGCGCCCGATCCGCTATCTCGTATGCGAGGAACCCGACGAATTTCCGGCCTTCAGCTCCTCCGGCGGCGACCCGCTGGCCAAGGCGATGAAGCGCACGACGACCTACGCCGACAAGGGGCAGGCGCGGATCCTGATCGGCGGCACGCCGACGACGCGGCGCGGCAACACGTGGAAGCGGTGGGCGCTGTGCGCGCTCCGCTATCACCTGTGGCTGCCCTGCCCCCATTGCCGCGGCTACCAGCTCCTGCGCTGGAAACAGGTCCGCTGGCCCGAGCTGCACGACGAGCCCGACCGGGCCAAGCGCGCCGAGCGGATCAAGGCCGAGGGGCTCGCCCACTACGAGTGCGAGCACTGCAAGCAGCCGATCCGCGATCACCACAAGCCGGCGATGCTGCGGGCCGGCCGGTGGGCGAACGAGGACCAGGCGGTCAGCTTCGACGGGCGGGTGGTCGGCCCCGAGCGCCTGGCCAGCCGCGTCGGCGTCAAGATCTCCTCGCTCTACTCCCCCTGGGTGCCGTTCGCCAAGCTGGCGGCCGAGTGGATCGAGGCGCAGGGCAACCCGGACGCCCTGTGCGACTTCATCAACCAGTTCCTGGCCGAGACGTGGGAGGAGGAGCGGGCCAAGGTCGAGCCCGACGCGATCCGGGCCAAGGTGCAGCGCCCAAGCGCGATCGCGCCCGGCGGTTGGGAGCCGCTCGACGGCTCGCCCAAGCCGCTGCTGGTCCCGGCCTGGGCGCGGACGCTGATCGCGGCGGCCGACACGCAGGGCACGTGCGAGCAGGACGGGCACTTCTGGTACGTGATCCGCGCGTGGAGCTACGAGTTCCGTTCGCAGCTCGTGGATTTCGGCGTCTGCCACAGCAAGGTCGAGCTCGTGCAGCGGTGCCTGGACCGGCCGATCCGGCACGAAAAGGGCTACGACGTGATGCCCAACGTGCTGCTGATCGACAGCGGCGGCAAGCGCTGGAGCGAGATCTACCAGCTCGCCCAGGCCGACAACCGGATCCACCCGACCAAGGGCGCCAACACGCGGCGCGACTGGATGGTCGAGGAGCGGCTGCAGAAGCGGCATGCCGTGGTCCTCTGGCTGATCGACACCGAGCAGTCCAAGGACCTGCTGCACCGGCTGATCAACGACCCGGACCGCACGCGCTGGATGCCGCACAACGGCATCAACGCCGACTTCTGCCGGCAGATGGCCAGCGAGGCCAAGGTCTTCGACCCGGTTGAGAAGTGCGAGAAGTGGGTCGAGATCATCCAGGACGGCAACCACATTTGGGACTGCGAGGCGCAGCAGGCGGCCGGGGCGTGGAAGTTCGGCCTCGGCATGCCGGCCCCGGAAGAGCCCCCGCCGTCCCCGCCGCCGCCGCCCGTTGAACGCCCCGGCTGGCTCCCCGAGCGCCCGGAGAAGTGGCTGAAATGAGCATCAATACCGGCAACATCCAGAGCTTCTCCGACCAGGACATCCTCAACGCCCTGCGGATGGCCCTGGTGAATTCCGCGTTCGCCAAGGAAACCAGCTTCGGCGGCCGCACGCTCGCCGCGCACAGCCCGCTGGAGCTGCAGTCGCTGATCCGCGATTACGAGTGGCGGGTCAGCCGCCAGACCAACGGCATGTTCGTCGTTGCCGAAAACAGGCCCCCAGAATGAGCACCCCGCCGAATGATCGGTGAACTGATCGACAGATTCGTGGGCGTCCTGTCGCCGGCAACCGCCGTGCGTCGCGCCGTCGCGCGCGAGACGCTCAAGATGCTCGGCACCTACGCAGCGGCCGACCGGGGGCGGCGTAACCGGGACTGGAAGGCCCCGGACGGCTCGGCCGACCTGGCGCTGATCCCCGACGCCCGCATCCTGATCCCGCGCGCGCGCCAGCTCGTGCGCGACAGCGGCTTTGCCAAGTCGGCCATCCATTGCGTGCGGCGCAACGTGGTGGGCCGCGGGATCGTTCCCGTGCCGGTGGTCCGGGACGTCGCCGGGGAAGAGTTCAAGGCCTTTAACGCTCGCGCGGAGAAGCTCTTTTGGGAGTGGGCCAGCGACGCGGGCCTGTGCGACATCGAGCGGCGGCAAAACTTCTGGCGCAAGCAGCGGATGTGTGTCTCCGAGCGGGTGACGGCGGGCGAGCATTTCCTGGTCTGGTCCTACACGCCGGGGGCCAGCGGCGTGGGGCTCCGCTTCCAGAGCATGGAGAGCGACCAGCTCTACGACATCATCCAGAGCGCCGACACCGGCAACCAGGTGCGCGGCGGGATCGAGATCGACGACAAGGCCGCCCCGGTGGCCTACCACTTCTGGACGCGCAACCCGAACGACTATCTTTTCCGCACCAACTATTTCCCCGTGCGGGTGCCGCGCGACCGCTGCCTGCACTACTTCGATCAGGAGCGCACCCGGCAGGTGCGTGGGGAGACGATGTTCGCCGCGGTGATGGGCGACCTGCGCGACCACGCGTCGACGCGTCAGGCCCTGGCTTGGCGCTTCCGCCTCGAGGCCTGCATCGGCGCCGCGATCAAGAGCAAGACCGCGCCGCCGAACATGCCGGGCATGGGGCCGCCGTCGATGCCGCGCGCCCCCGGGGCGGCGACGGCGACGCCGTCGGGCATGAACACGTTCGACTTCGTTCCCGGGATGGTCGCGACCCTGCAGCCGGACGAGGACATCACCTGGAACACGCCCCAGGCCGCCGGCGGTAACTTCTCGGCCTTCGACGAGGCGGTCCTCCGCGGGATCGCGGCGGGCCTGGACATGAGCTACGAGCAGCTCGTGCGCGACTTCTCGCGCGGCACCTACAGCTCGCAGCGGCAGGGCATGCTCGAGGACCGGCGCGGCTGGAAGGCCGAGCAGGACCTGCTGATCGACACCGTCGTCGGCCCGGTCTACCGGCTCTTCATCGCCTGCGCGTTCGCCGAGGGCAAGTTCGCCGACCTGGTCGACATCCGCGAGTTCTTCGCCAACCCGTCCCGCTTCACCGAGGCGGAGTACATCCCCGACGGCCACGAGTGGATCGACCCGCTGAAGGAGGCGACCGGGTTCGAGAAGCTGATCGCCCTGCGCCTGGTCACGCGCAAGGAGCTGATCGCCGGCCGCGGCGGCCGGATGCGCAACACGTTCCAGCAGATCCACGACGAAAAGCGGCTCAGCAAGGAGCTGGACATCGCGTTCCCCGAGGACGTGGCGGCGCAGGCCTCCATGCTCAAGGGTGCGGTGATTCCTCCGGGCAGCAGCGGCGGAGGCCCGGCTCCCGGGGCGCCATTAATCCCGCCGGCGCCGGGGGGGGCGCCGGCGGCGATGCGCGACGACGACGAGATCGACTGGGACGGCGACTCGGATTTCGAGCCCGACTTCGACAATGAGACGGTCGGCGAGCCGACGCAGGCCCTCCTGCCGCAGTTCGCCGCGCCGATCACGATAGCCGGCAAGGGCTTCGGCTCCCCGTCCGACGCGTTCGGCCCCCACGACGTCTTCGACAACCCGCAGCACGCCGCCCCCGGCGACGCGCTCCGCGCCCTTCCGGATCCGGACGGGGCCGTGGCGGTCATGCTCTCGGGCGACGACGAGCCGGTCGACCACTGGGTGACGATCGACGGCCAGCCGGTCCCGATCACGTCGGGCGGTGGGGGCGGGAGCGGCGGCGGGAAAGGATCGGCCGGCTTGAGCGAGAAGACGCGCGCCGCAATCGAGCAGCACACGGAGGCCCACGCGGCCAAGTTCGGCGCGGCCCACACGCGGGCGGTGCTCAAGAACGAGCAGAAGTTCACCCAGCACGAAGTGCGCAAGGCCGAGAAGCTCCTCAAGGGCGACCCGAACCACAAGCCGTATCAGCAAATGGTCAAGTCGGCGCACGCCCGGGCCGCGGCGATCTCACATGCGCTGGGCCACGCGTTCACCCTCGGCAAATAGGAGGCTCCCCATGCTCAGCAAACTGATCGCGCTGGCCAAGAAGTGCGCGCAGCTCGACGTCTCCGACGACGGCGACGCCACGCCGGGCCCGGACGCCATGATGGAGGCCGGCGACGACGTCGAGGTCGACGAGGCGCTCGACGCCGGCGACGCGATCGAAGCCGACCCCGACATGCTTGCGGCCGTGGATGACGACGACGCCGGCGAGTTCGACGCCGACGACCAGGAGGCCGACGAAGAAGACGACCTGATCGATGTCGAGGACGAGGACGGCGACCCGCTGCACCCGCGCAAGGGCGACGGCACGCTCCCCCCGATCAGCGACCGGGACGGCCTGCTTTCCGCCGGCCACAAGCTCCCGCCCACGATCACGCTTCGGACGGCGATCGCCGGCAAGGGCGTCAAGCCCCAGGTCGACCGCGCCGGCAACGGCGCGATCCGCAACGTCGCCGTCATGCAGGCGGGCAGCGCCAAGGGCCACGGCTTCGACATCGACCGCAAGATGCTTGGCCAGGCGGAGGCCAGCATGCAGGGCGGCGTGGCGATGCGGTTCAAGCACCCGCAGCGGCTCAACGCCGACGGCTCCAGCGAGATCGTCGACCCGCTCGGCACCCACGTGGGCAAGGTCACCAACGTGCGGATGAGCCCCGCCGGCGACGAGATCCGCGGCGACATCGAGTTCGGCAAGCACGCGAAGAACGTGCCCGGCCACGGCGACGTCGCCACGTACCTGATGGACCTCGCCGAGGAGGACCCAACCGCCTTTGGGCTGTCCACCGTCTACCGGCCCGCCGCCTACGAGCGCGGCCCCGACGGGCGGCCGCTCGGCCGCGTCGACCAGGTGCAGGCCTGCGACCTGACCGGCGACCCCGCCAGCACGCGTCAGGGTTTGCTCTGATCCTTCGCCCCCTCTCCCTCCGGGAGAGGGTTGGGGTGAGGGGGTTTCCCCACAAACGAACTTTCCACGCCGCCGGCACGGTGCCGTCGCGGCCGGTCCTACACCCTTTGAGGAGTTCACCGATGAACGTCCTTTCCCGCTTCCGTCGCGCCGGCCGACCCGCGCATAGCCGCCTCGCCGACGCCGTGCTCCCCGCCATCGTCGCGCTCACCGCCGGCGCGGGCGCCGCCTCTCCGCCCCCGGCCCCCGCGCCAGTGACCACGGGCGAGCCTCCCAAGAAGAAGATCACCCGCGCCGAGGCGTTCGAGGCCGCCGTGCAGCTCATGGCCAAGTCGACCGGCCGCAACGTCGACGAGGTCCGCCAGCACCTGCAGGCGCTTCGCGCCAGCCCCACGCCGCCGCCCCCGCCGGCGCCCGTGCAGCAGAACGACACGCCTGCCGACGTGATCGCGCTGGCCAAGCGGCGCAAGGAGGACCTCGTGAGCCTCCAGGGGATCTACAGCCTGGGCGAGGACTTCGTCATGCTCGGCCTGAAGGAGAACTGGGACACCGAAACGGCGCAGCAGAAGGCGACCGAGTTCCTCACGAACAAGGCCCGGCCGCTGAACGTCCACGTGAGCCCCGACAACAACCTGGTCAGTCTGCGGTCGTCGATCGGCGACGCGATCCGGCTCCGGGCCGGCGCGAAGATCGAGAAGCCCCACGAGCGGGCAGACAAGCTCCGCGCCCTGTCCCTGCTGGACATGGGCCGGCACTACCTCAGCGCGATCGGCCACCCCGACGCCTGGACGCTGGGGCGCTCGACGCTGGTCGGCCTGCTGGTCAACCCCCGCGAGCTGCGCGCGCAACCGGGCGGCGGCCAGATGGTGATGTTGGCCGAGTCCGTCGGCGACTTCCCGGGGATCCTCAAGGACGCGATCAACAAGACGCTAATCCAGGCGTACCGCGACGCGAGCCCGACCTGGAAGCAGTGGGCGCGGCGGGCGACGGCCCCGGACTTCAAGACCATCAACCGGGTGAACCTCTCGGAGTCCCCGAACCTGGTCGCCCGGCCGGTGGGGATGGGGATCACGTACGTCCAGCTCAGCGACACGAACGAGACGTACATGCTGGCGGAGTACACCAACGGGATCCTTCTGACCCGCCGCGCGATGATCAACGACGACCTCGACGTGTTCAACCGGATCCCGATGCTCCAGGGCAACGCGGCCGGCCGAAAAGAGGAGGACGTCGCCTACGCCCAGATCACCAGCAACCCGACGATGGTGAACGACGGCATCGCGCTCTTCAACGCCGCGCACAACAACTACGTCGCCACCGGCAGCGGCGCCGCGCCGAGCGTGACGACGCTCCAAACCGCGTACCAGAAGATGCGGACCCAGAAAGGCCCCGCGGGACAGGCCCGCCTGAACATCGAGCCGCGGTTCCTCTTCGTCCCGGTGGCGCTGGAGGCCTCCGCCAAGCAGTTGATCAACAGCGAGCAGCTCCTGGCCGTCGTGAGCACCACCAGCTCGGCCCCGCAGGTGGTCGGGAACGCCAATCCCTATTCCGACCGGCTGAAGATCATCAGCAATCCGCGCCTCGACGACGTCTCCGCCACCGGCTGGTATCTGGCCGGCTACTACGGCGACGGCCAGGTGGACACGGTCGAGGTCGCGTTCCTCGAGGACGAGCCCGAGCCGGTGCTCAAGCAAGAGACGGAGTTCGACACCGACTCGCAGAAGTTCGCCGTGCGGCACACGGTGGCCAGCAAGGTGATCGACTTCCGCGGCCTGTTCTTCAACGCCGGCGTGTAGCCGGCAAGTGCCGGCGGCCGGGTGCTGAGCGCTGAGTAAAAGCAGCGCTCGGCCCCGCCCCCGGCCCGCGGCTCTCCCCTCCCTCCGCCACTCCATCCTGCGTCCCCAGCTCAGCACTTTTCCTCTTTGAGGCGCGGGCGAAGAGCCCGCGAACGACGAACATGAAAACCTTCGCTTACTTCCGCAAGCGTTTGCCCTGGACGAACGCCACGGGCAGCCAGGCCAACCCCGGCGACGTGCAGGTCCTCAACTCCGGCTCGACGGGCCTGATCGGCATCACGATCGACACGACCGCCAACGGCGCGCAGGGCGCGGTCGAGATCGAGGACGTCCACACGTTGACCAAGAACACGGGTGAGGCGTTCACCCAGGGCCAGATCCTCTACTGGGACGCGACCAACAAGCGCCTCACTGGCACGGCGACCGCCAACACTCGCGCGGGCCGCGCGTCCGAGCCGGCCGCCTCGGCCGCGACGAGCGCCAACTGCTCGATCAATCAGGCTTAGCCGCCTGTTTTCCCGGCTGCCGCCTCATGGGGCCGCGTGGCCCCCGTTGGATGCCGCGGCGGCGTTCGGCCGAAAGGCCGCGCGCCGCCTTCTGATCGTTTTCATTTTTGACGAGGTGAATCGTGTTCAAGACGCACGCGGATTTCGCGAAGATCGACACCCGCCACCCCAGCCACCCCGGCACGCCGGTCCGGACCGGCAAGGGCTTCGACGTCTGGCAGGACAAGGAGGGCCGCCTGTTCCTGATCCGCGCCGACGGGGAGCGGGTCCATTTTATCGCCGCCGACGACGCCGAGGCCCACGCGGCCGAGGCCCTCAAGGCCCACGCCGCGGCGACGGCCGCCGCGGCCAAGAAGTGAACCCCGCGGAGGGCGCGACCATGCGCGCGCTGATCCTCTGCCCCGGCCCCTCGCTCGCGGCGTTCCCCGGCTCGGCCGGCGGCAAGTCGGACGAGCCGGAGCTGCTGATCGGCGTGAACCGCGCCGCGGCCCACGTCGCCTGCGACGTCTGGGCGGCGGGGGATTACCCGCTGATCCGCAAGGCCCGCTGCGAGGTCCGCGGTCTGCCGGCGCTGCTCACCGCCGCGGCGACGGCCGACCGCCTGCGCCAGTCGGTCGCGCCCTGGCCCCGTCCGGTCGTCGAGTTCGAGGCGTGCTATCGCTTCTGCCCGCCGCGGCTGCAGTGGGCGCTGTTCACGTCGACCGCGGCCCTCGTCTACGCCGCGTGGCGCGGCGCGACGCGGATCGACGTCTGGGGGGCCGACTGGAACGGTGAGGGCGATTGGGACGGCCAGCCCGCCGGCGGCAACCGCTCCGACGAACGCTGGCTCCTGGAGCGGCGGAACTGGGAAAACCTGATCGTGCCCTGGCTCGCGGACGGGGGCGTGGAGGTGAAGCGCCATGGGGCTGCTGTCTGACATCATCCAGTGGCAGGCGCAAAACGTCTTCTGCGACCCGGACCGCACGCTGGCGGAGCCGATCGTCTACACGTCGATCGTCAACGGGGTCGCGCAGCCGGCGGTGAACCTCAACGTGCCGATCCTCCGCGACGAGCCGATCGTCGTCGGCCCCGAAAACCAGCGGATCCGCACCCGCCAGATCCGGTTCTTCCTCCCCGCCGGCGTTACGGCCGGCTGCGCGCTGGGCGACGGCCTGATGGCGCCGTGGCGCATGGGCGCGGCAGCCGAGCAGTTCCGCGTCTGCGACATCACCAGCGCCGACGCCGGCGGCTGGGAAGTGCTGGCCGAGGCCTCGGCCGTTTAGGAAGGAAAGAGAGGGTTCAGGGTTCGGGGTTCAGGCTTGCCCAGGAGAGTTTCCTCGCAGACCTGAACCCTGAACCCTGAACCCTGAACCCCCATGCAGCTCACCGTCCTCGAGCAAATCCGCCAGAACGTGCTGAAGGTGCTGGGCACGATCTCGACCGCGAACGGCAATTCCTTCGACGGCGTCGTGATCGAGCCCAATCGCGTGGGCGAGCAGACCGGCGACGGCGTCCTCGTCCCGCACCTAGGCGGTTCGGAGCGCAACCCGGAGAGCAACGCCGGCGTCGAGGAATGGGTGCAGGCGTTCGAGGTGCAGATCTTCTGCGTGCAGTCTGAGACGCTGGCGGCGCCGGCCGACGGGCAGATCACCCAGCGCGTGGCCGAGGTGGTCAAAGCGCTGATGAAGGATCCCACCCGCGGCGACTGGGCCCACGACACGACCGACGAGCCGCCGGACTGGTTCAAGCGCGCCGACGGCCGCCACGAGGGGGCCGTTGCGGTCGTCCACGTTCGCTACCGGCATCAGTGGGGGGACCCGTTCACCGTTCGGTGAACGGCGAGTCTCAAATTCGAAGTCTCAAATCAGGAGCCCCGCCCATGTTCCAGCAATACCGCGATTTCGCCTCGGTCGACCGCAGCTCCGCCGCCCACCCGGGCCAGCCGGTCCACAGCGACAACGGCTACGACGTCTGGCAGACCGCCGACGGGCAGTTCTACCTGATGCAGGGCGGCACGCGCGTCGGCGGCTTTAGCAGCCTCTCGGCCGCTCAGAAGTTCGCGACCGACGCGATCGCCGCGGCGGCCGCAGCGGCCCAGGCGAAGCTCGCAGACCCGGCGCACCAGGCGGCCCTGCAGCAGGCCCAGCTCGAGGCGCAAGCCGAGGCCGAAGCGCAGGCCGAGGCACTCGCCGCCGAGCGGGCCGCGGCCGAGGCCCAGGCCGAAGCCGCCGCCGCCGCCCAACGGGCGCAGTCCGCCGCCGAAGCCGCCCGCGCCAAGGAGGCGGCCGCCGCCGCGATCCACACCGGCGGCGCGCAACAAACCGCCCCGACGGCGCAATCCGCCCCGGCTCCCGCGCAACCGGCAGCCGCCGCGGCGCAAGCCGCGCCGGGCCACTGAGTTATCCCCGGAATAAAAAACGGAATATTTTCCGCGCGTTTTGCGCGCGGGCCGCCCCCTTCGTGCCTCTATCACCCAGGAGCTCCGATGAGTCTCGACATCACGTTGACGACGCGCAACCGCTACGCCGCGGGCAAGCTCGAAACGACCACGGGGACGGCGATCGCGCTGGGCGCCCCGGAGTGCTCACTGTTCAATTGGATCGGGTCCCCCAAGATCAGCGGCAAGGTCGGCAAGAACAAGCGCAAGGCGCAGGGCGTTCAGGCGAACCTGATCACGATCCCCGGCCAGCGCGGCGGCGCCTGCTCGTGGCAGAGCGAGATCTTCGGGAGCGGCACCGCCGCCACTGCGCCCCCCTGGGCGGCGCTCCTGCAGGCGTGCGGCTGTTCGCTGTCGACCAACGTCTTCACTCCGGTGTCCCCCACGGCTACTCAGGCGCTCAACAGCGCGACGGTCGGTTTCTTCCAGTCCGGGCGGTTTAAGAGCTTGGCCGGCGCGATGGGAAACCTGAAGCTGAGCGGCAAGGTCGGTTCGCCGCTGCGCCTGACGTGGGAGTGGCAGGGCGTCTGGCAGGCGGTGCAGCGGATCGCGATCCCCACCGGCATCACGCCCCCGACCAGCCCCAAGCCCCCGACGTTTGCCGGCGGCACGTTCGCGGTGGGCGGCCAGACGATGCGCGTCAGCCAGTTCGAGTTCGACGCCGGCGCGCAGATCTATATCCGCGAGGACCCGACGTCGGTCGACGGCAGCGTGGGCACGCTGGGGACGGGCCTGCGCGCCGCGATCATCATGGACCGCGAGCCGACGATCAAGATCAACCCCGAGTCCGAGCCGCTGAACGTGCTCGACTTCTTCGGCGCGTTCGACGCGATGACCACCTACAGCTTCAGCCTGCAGGTCGGCGCGACCGCCGGGAACCAGTTCACCTTCGCCGCCCCGGCGGCCCAGCTCCAGGATCCGCCCGAGGACGAGGACCGCAGCGGGATGATGGCCGACGACCTCACGTTCCTCTGCACGGGCACGGCCGACGCGGAGTGGTCGTTCACGTTCGGCTGATCGCAATAAACGTTGCGCGTCCGCGTCCCCGGCGCGAGGGGCGGTTTTTCCGGGAAAATACGGTCGAGTACTCGGGAGCTGCGGCAGCCGCGGCGACGTCCAGGTCCTGTGCCCGGGCGCAGTGGATGCAACGATGCAAATCAGCGTCACCGTCGTCGACCGCGCCGAGCTCGAGGCGCTGGTTCACCGCTTCGACGCCTACCCCGCGATCAAGCGCAAGGCGATCAGCTCCGCCGTCAACCGCTCCCTCTCGGCCGGCCGCACGCTGACCGGCCGGCGGGTCCGGGAGGAGCTGAACCTCAAGGCGAAGGACGTGCGGGAGCAGATCGCGCTGCGCGCGGCGACCGAGGCGGCGCCCTACGGCTCGATCACGATCAGCCGAAAGCCCGTGCCGCTGGCCAAGTTCGGCGCGACGCAGACGAAGGCGGGCGTCCACGTGGTCGTTCGCCGCCGCCGCGGCCCCGAGCAGCTCCCCCACGCGTTCCTGGCCACGATGAAGAGCGGCCACACCGGCGTCTTCGTTCGGACCGGGCCCTACGTCGTGCCGGGCAAGGGCAGGTACGCGGGGCGGATCGCCCGCCGCGGCCCGCGCAAGGGCCAGCCGATCCTCCGCCAGCAGATCAAGGAAGTCTTCGGGCCTACGGTCGTCGGCGTGATCGCCGGCAAGCCCGGCCTGCTCGAGGAGATCGCCAGCCACATCGGAGCCGTGCTCCTGGAGCGGATGCGCTCCCAGATCAGCCGCTTTTTTGGAACGACGTGAACGAACAACGCCCCGCGAGCGGGGCCGCTAAACGCGAGTGAAACGAATGAAGACGCCGCCCATTTCCGTCGCCTACGACCCCACTCAAACCGGCTGGGTGACCCTGCCGCGCCACGAGCAGATCGCCGAGGACCTGCGCCCGGCCTTCCAGGTCCGCTTCCTGACCGTGCGCCGCAACCGTGCGGCGCGGGACCTATATCTCGAGGGCTCGCGCGAGACGGTCTACGAGCGGGCTAACGCGCTGATCGATCAGGCCCTTGCGATGCTCCTGGTCGGATGGCGCAACGTGGTCGACGCCGAGGGCAAGGCGATCCCGTTCCCGTCCCCCGACGCCGTCGCCGCCTTTCATGACGCGATGGCGAAGGCCGCCGCGCCGGAAGCGAAGCCGGCGGCCGACCAAGCGCCGACTCCGGCGCCGCCCGCCCCCGCGCTCTTCGACGACCTGGGGACTTGGGACGAGAAACGCGATGTGTTCGTCGACCTGCTGCACGGGATGCGCTTCGCGGAGCTGGACCGTAAAAAAAAATCGAGCTCCGCCTCGCGGTCGGGATCCGAAAGGGCGTCCTCTGCCGATCCTGCACCGCCGCCTGCTGGGAGCCTCCCACCGAGCTGAAGCCCTGGCAGATCACCTGCCCGGAGTGCAACGGGGACGAGCACGTCGCCGACTGCCCGCTCTGCGGGGGCGCCCGCCAGGTGGACATCGCCCGCTGCCCCCACGAGCTGGTCGGGGCCGACGTCTGGGAGCTGCTTCGGTTCTGTGACCTGGTCGACCGCGGCCACCTGCCGCGACGCGGCGCGCCGCTCGACCAGACCCAGAGTTTTATGGACGCGCTGAGCGCGGTGACGGTCGAGTCGAACCGGATGGAGCGGTCGATCCTCAACGGCTCGCTTGACGCGGAGGACCCCTCCGAAGGGGACGAGTAGCCATGGGCGAAAAGGTCGAAAAGGTCAGGCTGATCGTCCACACCGAGGAGGAGGGCGCGGGCGTCCTCGAGCGGGTCAGCGGCAACCTCAAGAAGATCGCGCAGGAGCAGCGGGCGAGCGGGGAGCACCAGCTCGAGAGCCTCATCAAGGGCGCTGGCGTCGCCGGCCTGGCCATGGAGGCCCTCGAGAGGACCGCCAAGGTGGCCGAAGCCTCCCGCGAGGCGATGAAGCAGGTGCGCGAGGGGGCGATTGACACCACCCAGGCGTGGGGCCAGGTCGTCCAAAAGACCTCCGACGCGATCCCGATTTTCGGCTCGGCGGTCCGGGCGCTCGATGAGATCGGGCGGGCCTCCAACGACGCCGTGGCGGCGCTGGCCCGCGCGCACGACGTCGACGAGGACTACATCGAGCAGCACATCGAGGACCCGGACACCGTCAAGGAACGCTACGAGGCGATCAACCGGGCAGTCGACGCCGCCAGCCGCGAGCGCCGCCATGCCCGCGAGGAGGCCGACCTCGCCGAGCTGAAGGGGCGCGAGCGGGTCGACCGCGAGGAGGAGATCCGCAACGAGCGGCGCCTGGAGTCGATCCGGGAGGAGCGGACCAAGGAGCTCGCCGAGGTCGAGCGCGGCACCCGCGCCTGGCACCAGGTGATGGGGATCTTCCGCCAGGTGGAGGAGCAGGAGGAGCGGGTCCACCAAGCCAACATGGTCAAGATCCGGATCGAGGCGGCCGAGCAGTTCGACGAATACTCGCGCGGCCACGCCGCCGCCATGATCTCGATCGATACGGCCAGCCGGGCGGCGCGCCTCCAGGAGGCGGGGCTCGCCGAGCAGGCAGCCGCGCTGGCCGTCCGGGAGCGGGCGGAGAAGGAGATCGAGGAACGCGAAGCGCGGATGAACCGCGACATCGCCAGGGACCCCGCCCGGGAGGGGATGTACCGGGAGGACGCCCATCACGAGATCATGGCCATCACGCGGCGACGGAATGAGGAGCTGGCCCTGCTCCAGCGCGAGGAGGGCCGCCGGCTCGAGGACGAGGCCGCCGAGCACGAGGAGCGGCTCGCCCGCATCAATGCCCAGGCAGCGGCCGAGCGGTTGCGGTTCAAGCACCGGGACGCGGAAGCGGACCTGTTGGCGTTGAAGTCACAGCACGCGGCCGAGCTGGCCGAGATCGACTACTGGGAGAAACAGCAAAAGGACCGCCTGGAGCGGTCCGGCGTCACCGGGATCGACGCCATGTCGCGCGCCGCCCGAATCGAGCGCGAGGCCCGCGAACGCCGGTCGGCCGCCACCGCCGATTACAGCGCCCGGCGCGACCTGACGGAGCGGGGCCATGCCCAGGCGCAGGCGGACAAGGACGAACAGGCGCTGATCGGCCGGCAGGAGGCACAGGTGCAGCTCCTGCAGGCGGCGGGGGCGCTGGGCAACAAGCTGGCCGCACAGGACGCCGAGCGGCTGGAAATCCTCTCCCGCACCGAGTCGCAGATTGCGGCGATCAACCGCGAGCTCCGCGAGCAAAAGGACCTCTCGCCAGCCGCACGCGCCGAACTGGAAAAGACCGCCGCCATCCTCCGCGCCAGCGGGGCGGCCGAGCTGGCGGCCGTCGGCCGCGGCGACGCCGAGCCGTTCCGTGCCGCGCCCGGCGGCGAGGCCGGGCGGGGCGTCCGCGGGTACCGGGCTGCCGCGGAGACGGCCTACGAGTCGGCCGAGCAGCGGCGCTACGAGGCCACGATCAAGGGGCTGGGGCTGCAGCAGGTCCTCATCGACGTGATGAAGCAGGTGGCCGACGTCGGCCGGCAGGTCGCCGGCGCCGTCGCCGGCGGCGGCCCGCAGACGTCCTCGCTTCGCTGGTAGGACAAAACCCCAGATCCGAAGCACGAAACTCGAAAGAAGCTCCAAGGACCAAAGCGGAAAACGCCCCACTTCCGAGCCTTTGAGCTTCGGGTTTGCCCCTTCCTTCGGATTTCGACTTTTCGGGTTTCGAGCTTGTGAGCCACCATGCCTGAAATCACCGAACGATGGTCCGGCCGCAAGGGGAAATTCGACTACAAGCTGCGCCAGTGGGTGAGCCAGCGCGAGTACGACTGCGCCTACTGCCCCGACGAGTTCCAGGCCCGCTCCGCGCTCAAGTCGGCGTTCAACATCGGCATCAACTCGCCGCACCCCAACAATTCGACGCTGGTCTGCACGTCGATCGAGGCGCCGGCGGTCGGGCTGAACTTCTTCCGCCTCACGGCCCTCTTCACCATCCCACCCGGCGGCGACGCGACGGCCAGCGACGACCCGCTGAGCCAGCCGATCGAGATCGACTGGGAGCCGGGCGTCTGGACGGAGCCCAGCGAGATCGACGCCTACGGGACGCCGATCCTCAACATGGCCGGCGACCCCGTCGACCCGCCGGTGCAGATGGAGTGGCCGACGATCACGCTGGTGGCCACGAAGTGGGAGCCGTTCTACGACCCCGTCCAGGCCGTCGCCTACCAGGGGGCGCTCAACACCGACCAGTTCACGATCGAGGGGAGCGGGCAAAACATCGTCGTGCCGCCGGGCCAATGCCGCTGCCAGATCATCAAGCCGGCGGAGGCTTACACGCTGAACGCGAAGTTCAACCGCGTCGTCTACCGCCTCACCATGCGGCCCAACCAGACCGAGTATTCGAAGGTTCAGGCCGACGCCTGGGACATCCGCCTCCTGAACCAGGGCTTCAACGGCTGGTACACCGACCCGAGCAGCAACAAGCCGGCCAAGGCGCGGTTCAACATGCCCGACGGCACTGAGGCGGTCGTTCCGCTGCTGCTCGACGAGACGGGCAAACCCATCCTGGCGGGCGTGACGGTCGGCAAGGGCCGCGCGGCGGCGATCGCCAACCCCAACCCGCCCAAGGCCGGGTCCGACGTCGACCTGGAGATCCAGAACATCGGGGGCACCAAGCAGGTGTTCCTGCACTATTTCCGCGGCAAATTCCTCCCCTTCACGGGGCTGGTCTGAGGAGCAACCCATGGACGCACTGCTGGTCTACAACGGGAAGGCCGTCAACGGCGACGACAGCAACACCGCCGGCGCCTACGTGAAGCGCAAGCCCGACAAGTCGATCCAGGTGGGCGCGGTCCAGGTTGCCGGCAACGCCGCCCTGCAGCAGGGGCTCGCACTTCAGGGCGTCGCGGTTAGCGCAAGCCAGACGATCGACACCACCGCCTTCTCCTGGGAGGTCAGCGCGACCGGCGGCGCCGTGACGCTGACCCTCCCTCCTGTCGCGACGGTCCCGAACCAGGTCTACGAGCTGGTCAAGACCGACGCCAGCGGCAACGCCGCCGGCTTCCAGGCCTCCGCCGGCGAGACGATCAACGGGAGCACGGGCGTGCAGTCGACGTCGACGCAATACGGCCTCGTGCGCGTGAAGGCGAATGCCGCCGGCACGGCGTGGTACCTGTGGTGATCGCCGCATGCCGTGGATCTCGCGCAAAGACCTGCAGCTCATCCAGCGACTGATCGACCTGGTCAAGTCGATCCGCGGCCCTGGCGTGCGCAACGACGGCCGCACGATCACGATCAACCCGCCGCCGGTCCGGATCCCGCCGC